GCCAGGTGAAACATATCAAGACTATCAAGCTCGCACAAGTGGTAAGCCAGTAACTGGTCCTACCGCCCCTGGTGCTGCTGCAGGACTAACTGATACACAGCGTGACCTAATGATACAGGCTCTAAATGGTAATCCAAACAATAAAAGTCAACTGCAACAAATACAACAAATGGTTAGTCAGAATGGCGGTCGTATGAGTCCAGCAATTGATGCTAAAATAGCGGACCTTTACAACAAGGGCCAGTCAGGCGCAGTGGCACCTGGCACAGGATACACGGCAACAGTTGCTGGGCAGACTCGTGCTACACAGGCTGTTAAACCTAGCGGTGGTAGCTATTGGCTCAATCAGATTAATTCAGGCGCCATAAAAGTTTAATAAGGATCCAAAATATAATGATCAAACCCTTAAATCAAATTGCCAAACGGCCCTCCACGGCTACGCCTGTAACCAAAGAACCTGCTAGCCAAGCAGGCAGCATAGTGCCACACTCTGGCGCACAGTTGGCCCGCAGTAATAAATATCATAAGCAGACTGTAGCTAATCCACATACACGTGCTGTGGATGGATTAAACCCTACATCAGCTATACCAGCACACAGGATGTTTCCAGGCTTGGCCAATTAGGTCCAGATAGTCTAGACATAAATAAACTTATAACGATTTGGAATATTATGCCCCTAATTAAAAGCACAAGCAAACAAGCATTTGGTAAGAACATTGGCGCAGAGCTTCGTGCTGGCAAGCCACAGTCACAGGCCGTTGCCATAGCGTATTCAGAAAAGCGTGAAGCTGCTAAGGCTGAACAACACCATAGTGATCATTCAGCCAAACGGTCTAGTGCTTACCATAGCAAGATGGTTGAGCCAACCTTTACACGTCACGAATCAACTATGGCCACGCAGGCCAAAGGCCGTAAAGAAAGCCTAGAGGACGTAGACGAATGAGCGTGATGAAACAAGGTGGTCCAAAGACTGCTATTAAATTAAAAGGTGTGTTCACGCTGAACCCAACTAAAATGATTATGAAGCAAGGTAGTAAGGAAGAACGCAAAGCGTTAACCAAAACTAAAAGTAACAAGCCAGCTAAGGCAAAAGGAAAGTAAATGAAAAACACTACATTAGGCCGCAAGCCTGGTAACACATTAAAATCAGTCAAGGATGATCGCGCTACGGGTCGCAAGGCTGATCAACGGGGTGACGGTGAATCGTTTGCCTTTAACGGACAGATGGGCGATGGTGTTAACCGTAGCGCAACCACACACCGTTTCGCTGGTAACCACACTGGTCTCACAATGAAGGAAAACTATGGCTTGTCAGCAGCCGCACGTAAAGGCAATGCCAGCGACTCTAGTCAAGAGCGTCGCGAACACACAGGTCCCAGTGCGACACGAGATCCAAACCGTCTGACCATTGCCACAGCGGCACAGATGGGTGGTTGTATTGATGGTGGTGCTGAAGCTAAGAGCCCAGCCAATCCAGACAAGATCTATTTTGGTAAGGCTGAGAGATAATGGCAACACATTACATCGCACGTGGTGAACCAGTTGTTGTAAGTGCAGGCGTTGCCAGCACAGTGACCTATAGCACAGCAGCAGGCATTGCCAGTTATGACATCACCAATGCCTCAGGTGGTAACCCAGTCTTGGTCAGCGTGTTTCTAACAGGCAGTACCAGCACAGGCAACATTGTTGTGTTACCAGGCACTACCAAGGTAACAGCACCCATTAACCCACCAGGCTTGCCAACCAACTTAACGATCTTGACCACTACTACTACTAGTACTAGTACAGTTTACATCACACCTATCGTGGCAATGGTAGGCTAAGGAGCGCATATGAAAGAAAAAATGAAATATTCAGGCAAAGTTTTAATTGAAAAAGAAAAAGATACGACAACACGTACCGCAGAATCAATCCGTCGTAACCCACACGCTAGAGACAATGTAAATGTACCACAAGGTCCACGTGTAGGCAATGATGGCTCACACGATGCTAAGCGTGGTAATTTTAAGACAGCCAAAGAAGAGCGAGCTCCTCTAGCTGACTTTATTACACGTGGCTTTGAGGCTCGTGGACAAGATGACAAAGAACATCGCAATCCAGGTTTAGAATCTATCTCAGCAGACAGTAAACGCAAGTTTAAGTCTAGCAAGACAGAACGTTCAACCAAGTAATTCTGACGAATAGGTTGGGTAGTTGTCCTAAACAGCTACCATATTTAATTTTAAGGAACTGTAATGAAAAAACAAACCCCAGCTCTCTCACCAGCATTCGCTGATGATACCCGCAACAAACCCCCAATGGACCTAGGCTTTGATCTAGAAGGTCTTATGAGTGACTTCCCCACAGCAGGTGAACTACAAAAATTTGTATTTGATCAGACTGGTGTAGTACTCAACCTAAAAGGTCGTAGCAACAAGGTCAAATATCAGATTGCCTTAGACACTCTTAACGGTCAAATGCCACCGCCTGCTGTTGTGGGTGATGAAAACCCTTATGTGGATCGTAACGACATCGTGCCAGTTGATCCCTTAAAGGAACTGCCACCACAACCCGCAGAAATTTGGGGCCACAAGCCTGTGACTATGTTCCAATGTGATGTGTTTCCGCATCCAGATCCAGAATGGTCAGCTATGGGACAGAAGTGCTCAGTAATCTTCCGCAAGTACATTGACAACACCATTACCTATGAAGTCATTGGGCCTATCGCTCAACGTGCCATTGGCAGTCGTGTCAACAAGTATGGTAAGGATGTACCAGACAAATTTGTTTGGGTTGATCCGCGCACAGGTGAACAGATCATTCGCTATGCAGATGGTCGCATTACACCAGTAGGCACACGCTTGAAAAACTTTATGAGCAAGATGAAGATTGGTAACAAGACACAATGGGAAACCTGGATTGATCGTGACTTTGTTATTGGTGGAGACTCTGCGGCCGCTCTAGATAATCCTTGGAACATCTAAAGTGGATAGTCAGCAAGAACGCCTAGTAGCTGACACGAAGATCCTGCAGAAGGTCAATGCTATTCACCGTGATGCTTTTCCTGAAAAATATCCACGACAAATAGAGCATTGCCTGCGCCTGGTTATGGAACGCTTACAAAAGAGCCTGGAGAAACGTGTAGGCGAAGATCCCGCTGATCCTGCCTCCTGGCGCTTGTCAGCTGGTGAAATTGAAAGCCTAGCTCGCACAGCTCTAGCACTTGACTCTATCCGCAAAGGATTCTAAATGCTAGATCCTGGCGTACTAATGCGTCGTGCTGTGCGTTATACCTGTGAACAACACGGTGTTACTGTAGAGCAAGCTGAACGCTTACCCATTGCGGCCAAGTTGGCCTTTCAAGAACTAGTTATTGCTATTCGCGATGATATGGAGTTCAATCAGCTACGTTACTTTCGTCCATTTAAACATCAGCTAAAATTCTTTGCCACTAATCAAACAGACCGTCGTGGTATCTTGGCTGCCAATCGTATTGGAAAAACTGTTAGTACCTGTTATGAAACTGCTTACCATTTAACTGGCCTGTATCCAGTCTGGTGGACAGGCAAACGCTTTGACAAACCTATTACCTGTATGGTAGCAGGTGAGGGTTGGAGTCAGGTTGCCTTGGTGCTACAAAATGAACTGTTGGGAACCAATGATGTTAAAATACGAGACCATATTGGCACTGGTGCTATACCTCGTGCGTGTATCATTACAGATACTATGCGTAGCGATGGAGCCAACTGTATTGGTGTTGAGATACGCCACACTTCAGGTGGTAAGAGCTACTTGTTGTTTGCCAACTATACGCAAGAAGTACGTCAGATGCAGGGATTCAAACTTAACCTAGCTGTATTTGATGAACAACCCCCAGATGATTTCTTCTCTGAAATCGTAACACGTACAGCTACCACACAAGGTCAGGTACTTTGTTCATTTACTCCGCTTAAAGGTCTAAACGGTCTGGTCAGCAAATTTTGGAATCACGAAACAGGCTACAGCCACATACGTGTAAGCTGGGATGATGTACCTGAATACGATCCTTGGGGTGAACCCTTCCTACTTAAAGAAACGAGACTACAACTTGAACGAGATTATCTTCCTCACGAACGTGATGCTCGCCGTAATGGTGTGCCTGTTATGGGCAAAGGAGCTGTGTTCCAAATCCGTACGTGGCCTACTTATTGCACTGGCGATTATGACTTTCGTAATGCTGCAGGCCTACACAGGATTATCGCATTGGATCTTGGCCTGGTCAACGATAAGACTGTTTTAAGTCTCTTGTACTGGGATCCCAATGCTACAGAAGCCTGGTTAGATCGTCAGATAGTGGTCAAGGGCACAGAAGAAGCCAATCCCATTAACTACATACAACACTTAATGCGTCCAGAAGTGTTTGGCACGCCTATTGTGTTGCCACCAGATGCAGGCACAGTAGGACGCTATACAATGAGCGCACTCAGCATACGTCAGCTGTTTGAACAGTATGAATTAAACGTATTTCCAGAGCCCGTACACAATCCACCTGATGATCAAGGGCGTACTACCAACCACAAGGCATTTGGTATCAATATGATGCGTCAGATGTTGGAATTGGGCACCCTTCACATTAATGAAAATTGCGTAGAATTTCTGCGTGAATGTCAGAATTACTATGTAGATACAAAAGGACGCTTTAGTGATCCTGATGACTGCATTGATAGTGCCCGCTATGCCCTGCTAGGTTGCTTAAATGGTTGGGCAGAAGAGTATGATAGCCGTAGCCCTAGCCAACGCTTTAAGGATGCCACACACAATATGCGTGTACGCAAGGCGCAACAGTCATTGACTGAAACTAATAGTTGGAAGCGTCCTCAGAGAATTGAATAATTGCCGCATAAATAATAAAATAAACGAAGGTACTAAATAATGTTGGATCTAAAAAACGTAGTTGTAAGC